GGAAACGACGATAACCTGCGGCAACTTGTGCTGGTCCAACAAGTCCCATTTGTAAGAATAAAGGATTGCTCACTGCTTGTAGAATTTGTTGAGCTTTTGTTAATCTTACACCTGGATTTGTATTTTGGTCATTACCACGAACCTTGATCTTATATTTACCTTGAAGTTCTTCACGACGAAGCTTAACAGGCTCTCCTTGAGCTGATTCCCCGAAATAAAGGAACTCATATTCTTCTGGTCCGAACTGACTCCACAACTCTAAGACAAATTCATATAACTCAGAGAATTGGTCTATATACAAAGAAACATCAAGTGAGAACACGCTTTGATTAGCTTGGCTTTGAAGTTGTACTTCGCCAAGTGTACGAGGTTCACGTCTATTGATTTGACTTTGTAAAGTAAAGTCTGTTTGTCCAACTAACTCTTGAAGTTCGCCTTTAAGGAGTTGTTCTTCACGTTCGTAAGAAAACTCTACATTCGGATTATGAAAGTTAAGTGCTTGGATAGAATCTCTTAAAGGTTGAAGTCCATTAACAGGGATACCCTGATTAGGCTTCATAGTAACCATATTAGGATTAACCATACCTGCTCGGTAAATAAACATAGGAGCGTTACGAATAGTTTGGTTATCTATCTTCATATTATGTTGGACATCAATTTCTTTAATAATGTCTTCCATAATCTCAGGTTTACCACGATGGGAGTACCAACGGTCATCTGTCAGCTCAGCAAAGATCTTAACAAAAGGAAATTTATCAGAATAAGAATCTAAAGCTGTTTTTCTAAGCTCAATTGAAAAGTCTGGAGCATAAGTGATGACAGCTTTTTCTTTTTTTCCGTCACCATCAATATCCTCATACCCGTAGTATTCTCTGATTTTGATAAGACCTTCTTTTTGAAATCTGTTAATACCTTCTCTGGTATCTTTGAAATGATCAATGTTCTTATCGTCAATGTTAGAACTTCCGATTTCGGAAAGCTTTTTGATCGCATCTTTATTCCAACCTTTATCTTTATTTCTTTTGATAGCTTCATAAGACATAAAGAACTCATGGCATATAAAGTCACAGCTTTGAGGATCGTATCCCGATGTGCTAGGGACTGAACATCTCTCTGGTGTGACTAAAGCTATATCGGGAAAATTATAAGTAACGTCGTTAACAAATAAGTGTATAACTGATTTGCCTGATTTAATTTCTTTAACTGCTTTGGTAATTGCTTTAAGGTTATCGTCAGCAACGTGGTCATCTAAATCTATATCGAATCTATCTATAACAAGTGGGATAATTTCTTCTTCTGGTTGTCTAAATAAAAATAGAACTTCTTGAAGTGATAAGTCTCTTAATTTTACTGTCTCACGTCTTGTTGTTACATCAAGTCTCCAGTAAGGCTTAAGAAGATAGAATCCTTTTTCTTCAGCTTGGTCAATTGCAATGATTGCTTTTTGACGAAGTCCCATAACGTCCATAACTAAGTGATCGAGAAACTTTTCTACCTTTTGAGCGCCTTCAAGAGTACCTCTAGGAGTTGGAGTTGCAGCAACAACAGGACGAATACCAAATAATACACCAGCAACCGCTGCTTTTTGTTTACGGATGATCTTCTCTGCTGTTGGTAAACGAAGATTAGAGCTTCCTTTAAATGGAAAGTTCTTAGGCTTCTTAATACGCATACGGATTTTGTGAAATCTTTCCTGATTCTTTTCCCATTGAGCGGCATCTTCTTGAGCTTGGTCAACTCGGCCATCAATTCTTGAGATCAAGGAATTAGGTTCTGTTATTTTTTTAATTTGTGGAAAGACCGCCATATTTATCCTTTAAGTTATACTTTAATACTCTATTCCGTAACCTTCTGCTGATTGTGCGTAAACAGGGGAGTTATCAAAGTCATAAGAGCCTGTTTCAAAGAAAGTTGGGGTTAATATTTGTTCTGCATAAGCCATTGAGTCAACTAAATCGTCCCAACGACTATTTCCTATGGTTAAAAGTTCATCTCTTGCTTCTAAATGGTTAGCGTGTATGTAATATTTACCTTTTTCAAACAAAGGTTGTAAAGCTGCGCCAATTCTTCGGTGTTTATTAGTTATTTTCTTGCCATTGGTTGTTGTAAAAGCGTTTTTAAGTTGAATAAGAGGTGGATGAATGTTACGTCTGTCGCAAGCTTGTTGAAAAGAGTTCCAAAACTCCGAGTCACCACCAGTACTAGGTATACCAACGCCTGTAATGTGGCTTCTATGTCTTAAAAACAGGTTTAAAACTTGGTCTATAAAAGCTCCAGTTGGAGCATGATTACGAATATAGTCAATAAGATACCTATTATGGTCCTGATCCATGATGACATAAGAGCATACTTTATAGTCATTATTAGGATCTTCTGTATAAGCTGGGTCTATTGCTAGAACACCTGAATATTGTTTAGGAATTTCTTCCCAATAACGAATCATTTCTTCTCTAACGAAAGCATTTTCATCAGCTAGAGGGTTATTTAAGTATTCTGATGCAAAAGCAGTACTGCCTATTTCAGCTTTTCTGTCTTGAAGTCTTTGATGAGTCCATAATTCAGGCCATAGTTCGTAGCCTTCTCGTTCAATTGCTTCGTTATAAGCTTGAAACTTACGTTTTTCCCAACCGTTAGGCACAGCTAAAAGGTCAGCCAGGACGGCTAAGGGGTGGATGACCGTCCCAATGATAAGTAGCTGACCGTCTACGACGAGCGTATTAATACAGGCTTTAAATAGCCAATCCTTTAATTTCTTTCTCTGATCCTCACTTAAGACGCTATCATCTGTTTCTATGTCGTCAAGTATGATACAATCAGGACGAAAGCCTCGGATTTGTGCACCTGCCCCCTTCGCTCTTAAATTGACTAAAGTTCCATCTGCGTGTTTAAGAATGATATGATTCTCTGTCCACTTACCGCTTCTTAAATCTCCCCAAAATTCATTAATCTTAGGATTGCTTTCAACTTCTTGTTTAATCCACCTTAAATGTTCTGTTGCTAAGCTCTCTGAAGCTGAGATAATACATATATCTTTCTTTTGCTTAAACAAAGCTTGATGTAAAGGGTAAATCTTTGATGAGATGGTACTTTTAGCAAAGCCCCTGGGAGCTGCTAGAACTAGTCTGTTTTTAAAGATCAACTCATAGATCTCTTTATGAAACTTAGGTATTCTTTCCTTTAAATCGTTTCCATCTAAATCTTTGGAAGGAATTACCGAATCACAAAAGTACTCTGCAAACAAGTCTATATTGTCTCTAAAGCTTACATATAATTCTGCTGCATCCAACGACTACCCCCTAAAATGTATACAATTTTGTGTACATACTTAATAGTACTACTGCTATACCCATTGTTGTAGCCACTTGAAACAACAACACTAGCCACATAACAAGGCGCACAGCAGATACTTTTCTATCTAATTCTACATACTTGTTTGAAATGGTATTTAAATGCTCTGTTTGCTCTATTTCATACTGACTAGCCATACATATCCTTAATCATGTAAACGTCGCTTAAAAGGGCTATTACGCTTGATTTCTAGGTAGATTTTAAGTGATACCTAAACTGCTTACTAAGCACACTCCTAAGCACACTCCTAACGAAAGGGAACTTTGAAACAACTTTTAAAACATACCCTCCCAACTAGGGGAAAGTTTAAAAATTATTAAATTTTAGTTTCTATGTATATATACACATCAATACCCCTAAGGGGGTCTTAGCCTCTTTTAGACTAATGGATTGTTTTTTTACTTCTTAGCCTTAGAAGTTTTATCTTCAGACTCGCTTACCTTAACCCTTGACTTAATAAATTTCTCTGCGTCTCGATCAATATTCTGGAAGATAGATACTTGTGTTGTTTCTTTGTCCTTCTTAAATCCATGTATCTCTGCTGTCAAGTCTAATAGTCTTGCTCTCGTCGCTGGTTGCTCGCAATTCTCTAACTCTTTCTCTAACTTTACTAAGAAATCTTCTTTAGATAGTCTTACTTGTTCTCTTTGTCTTTCAAATCCTAAGTCTATTTGTCTCTTTACCTCAGCATTACACATAAGCTTATAAGCCAGTCTATCGGGATTCTGGTTAGTATAGCCAGCTAAACGGACACTTTCTGCACCGTTATGAGTCTTCA